CTTTAGACTTACCTTTAAACTGTGGAGCCTTAGACTTTCTAAAGTCTTTTACGTAGTCTCCGGCTGTTGCGTTTTTTCCTAATGGCATACTATCTTGCTTTCATTGCTGTTTGCATTGCTTTCATGATCTTATTCATATCCTTTTTAAGAACTTGAATATACCTACCTCTTTCACCGTAGTTAATTTGAAAACCAACACCGCCTTTCAAAGCAGTTCTAGTAATTTGAATTCCATCTTTGTCATAAACGTCGGTAGCTTCGCTTATAGGACCCTTTTGTCTGAAAGTGTGAAAGTCATATATCATTTCATACTCCTTACGAACTTATTTTTTTTGAAATCTTTGGTGTCACCCTTATCCATCATACCTTTCATTCCGGATGCTGGATCTGATTTACCGTGATAACCTTGAGCTTTCCCTGGTGGAAGTTTTTTAATCTTTCCGCCTCTAGCTTTAAATGCCGCAATGGCTCTATCATGCGCTGCTTTATCTGCTGGAGACATAGCTTCTTTCTGATCTTCTATGTCTTTCATGATAGCTTTTGACTGATTTGCATGCTTGGCACTTGCACCTTTAAGTTTCTTAGCAACTTTCATCAGTGTTTTCTTATCTTTCTGATCGAGCGCTTCTTTTTTCATAGATGGTTTTTCATGTGTATATCCCATCTTCGCAAATTTAGCATGATCAGCTGGAGTATTTGCTTTGACTTCTTTTCCAGTCTTTGGATCATACATCATATGCGGATATTTTACTTCCTCTCCTACTGATTCTTTTTTCTTCTTGCCCTTACCACTTAGATCAGAATCTGCGCCGTAATAAGTACCTTTACCTTTACCAATGTAAGAGTTGACTCGAGCCATTCCCCATTGCTGTGGTGTAGTCCCTGGTCTATGACCAGTTCTCCAAGCAGCCATTCCTCTATTATAGACTTTTTTCAAAGTACCATAAGAGATGCCAGATTTAGCTGCTTTCTTTTTAAGGCCTTCGTTTTCGAGCAACTCGTCGATGGCCTCATCGTAACTTGAAAATTTAAGCATCTTTTTCGCTCCTCATTTGATTTTTTGCTTTTCTTACTTTTGCTCTACTAAGCATTCTAGCGTGTTTCATTTTATCGACAGCTTTTTCTCTCTCGATCTTTTTCTTTGCTAGTTCAACTGCATCCTCTCCATACATTCTTCTGTACTTAAGTGTATGTACACTTGGCTTAGTTTTAGCTGTTTTATCGCCGGGAGCTTTCTTGTACGCTGCCGGATTATCGTCATCATACTTTCCGTATTTCTTAAAATGTGCAAGTCGCTTCTGTTTAGTTGACTTGCTTAATCCTTTATAATAAACTTTTGGTTGACTGCCTTTAGCTTTCTTTACGTCTTTATCTTGTGCTACTTCTTTTTTTCTTTCTTTTTCGTGTAGCTCAATATCTTCAAGCCACTTACGATACTGTTTACCAGCAGACTCTACTATAACGTAATTGCTGCCAAGATAGGTAACACGACAAAGTTCATTAGTATCCCTAAGGATAACACTATCCCCAATATTAAAAAGATTTCCTTTGACATATTCTTCCCTTCTTTCCGATACTGGTGACAGGTTAAGTTTGTTAAAGTATTCTTTCTGTTCTTTTAAACCTCGACCTTTACGCACGGCGTTATATACTGCCTTCGTATCTGCATTCGATAATCTCTTAGGCATATACTGTGCGAACTTAGTAAAGTCACCATTATCTGCATAACCTCGAAGCTTAGTACCTGACACTCCTGCGACACCTTTTGATTCAGGATCTCTATCGCCAGCGTTCAATACTGTAATCTTTTCAAAGTTATAAAATCCATGTCTACTTTTTACACCATTATATTTGTTCAACGTGACGGTATATTCTCTTACGCGATCTTCACCACATACGATAACCACACGTTTAAAACCTTCATTATAGAAAGAAGTCATCGCGTCAAAAATTGTTTTAAGTTTCTTTTGCATCATGATCTGTCGAGCATACTGTGGAAATCCTTTACGCGCAAACTTTATTTTCTGTACGTACGGAATAGGATTTTTATTTTTATCCTGTGTTTGTGTCAAATAAATTCTGAAAGGATTGCTTCCAGCTTTACCTTTCAGAAAGTCAAGTAGTTTTTCATGACCTGATGTAGGTGGATTCATACGTCCCCACACAAAGTACAGTGTCTTCTCTTCCTCGACTAAAAATGTCTTAAAAGAATTAATCATTAACCTTTTTTCCTCTGAACTTCTTTCTTCCTCACGTCTTTAAATATTCTTTTTGCAATTCTTTTTATTCTTGACTGAAGTGCTGGCTTTTCAAGTCTCTTTTCTATTTCTTTTTTTCTAGCAAAAGTTAGTTCAGCTTTAGGAATTCCTCTAGTAAGTTTTTTAGCCAGCATGTTTCGAGCTTGCCTTCTTGCTCTTTTCTCTAACTTCTCCTTGTTAGCCATTTTTCTTTTAGCTCTTTCTCTACCAACTTTAATTCGAGTTCTCATACGTCTCATCATACGAGATCTTTTCATTCTTTGTTGTAGAGTTAGAGCCTCATCAACGTCATCTTTATCTTTTGGCATATCCTTCATATTTGTTTTTTTATAATTCATTTTATCAGCTGTGGCAAACTTTTTAGCATCTTCTTTATGAAGATCCATTCTAGTTCCAGACTGAGTCTTCACATAATTTTTGACTTTATAACCGTGCTTCTTTGCAAAATCTTGACCGTCTTTTTCTTTGTGATAACTCTTCATATGTAAGTGTAAATGTTTATCACCCGGTTTTTTAATCATACTTGGAATTTTCTTAACGCTCATACTTCCGTTTGAGTGCTGTTGAGCATCACGGTGCGCGTCATCATGATTGATATCTTCATAGATCTTGTCTATTTCTTTTTTAACTTTAGGATCTTTTAAGAGATCTTTTGAGATCTTTTCAATAGCTGTCTTTTTATCGATCTGAGATTTCATATTGAATCTCTTATCTCTTGCTATCTTTATTGCAGCTTTGACCTGATCTAAAGTAGATATAGGCTTAAGCGCTTCATCAATCTTCGGATTCTTTTGTGCGTTTATATCGTCTTTAGCTGTCGCAGCAGCTTTCTTCCGCATAAACTTACTTACGCCTTTTTTACCTTTGACCGGTACTCTTAAATTAGGAAGTTTTTTATCCGGCTTCATTGAGAGTTCTTTTACGTCTGCGCTCTCATTACCGTGATATTGTCTTCTACGCTTTTGAGCGTAGTAGTTTGTTTCGTCGTCCTCACCCGGCCTATTTTTAGTCAAAGTGAGATGTTTAAAATCTAATGGTGCCACTAGTTCCTCCCTGGCTTGTCCCATCCCTTTAATATATCTGGTGAAAAGTTGGCGTATGAAAATTCCATACGATCAACAATCTTCACTGCATCACCACCAAGTTTATCAATAGCAACATAACCTTCTTGGCCAGTAGTCTCATAACCATTTTTAGTTTTCAAAAAAGTTTTATTACTATTGAGCTTATTAAGTATATTTATAAGTTTTAGTTTTGCTAGAACTATAGATTTCTGTAGTTCAAACATCATCTGTAAACTTGTCTTGTTCTCGGGTGAGAAGAATTTTAAAATTTCATCTAGCTTTTTTTGCTGGACGTCTTTACCTTTTTGGGTCTTCCTCTTGTCGATTTCTTTTTTGTACTTACCTTCGATATAGCGAATGAGGCCAGCCACATGACGACGCGTATCTTTAACAACTTCACCTTTACGTACAAAGGTATTATTATATGTTTCAATAGTTTCAGCAAGGGAACGATTAGCTTCGAGGCTACGTAACGTAGTCCCAGATATTTTGTTAAAAATTCTGCCACAGTTGCTAAGGTGCGCATTGACTTCCTCCGTGTCTTTTTTAGACATAGTAAATTGTGTCATGTCTCTTAACATTGCGTCTTGAGACCAAACGTCTTTTGATTTAAATTTTGATGTATCAACTCCATATGAAGCTTTCATAGTCTCAAAAGTATTTCCTTTATATGTTGTATGCCAAACGATTCCTATCTTAGCGGCCTTTGCTTTTTTAGCTGCCTGAGTACCTGTTGGTATCGCATACACTATAGTATTAGGGTGGAACGTAAGATAAGACTTACCTTTTATCTTTTTAGTTCTTAAATCACCAGGGCCAAACAAAAAGTCTCCTTGAATAACTCCTTTTATTCCAAGTGCTGGAAGATACTTAAGAGCGTTTTTTAGTTTTACATTAAGATCACCGCCAGTGTCATCATCAATATCAGCATTGGTCTTATATACCTTTGGCGACTTATTAAATATCCCCTTCTTTGCAACAAAGAATTTGCCATCACGAGGATCAGTACCACAGAAAACGGCAGGAGCTCCATCCCACTTAACACTGACAGATCCATCTTTGACTCCTCCTAACATGTCTCTTAAAGATCTTAACGCTAGTATCGCCTGTCTGGTTCCGTTGACTCCACCGTATAGGACCTTGTCCTCGATATGAGTCATGTGAGTGTTTTTCTGCTCAGATATAAATTCTATGAATCTCATAATTTTATTTTTGGTTTAATAGTACCTTGTGTCACAACGTGCATAAGAATATCTTTTGGTGCGATCTTCTTAATTGCTACTATTCCACCAGCGTCTCCTGTTAATTGTCTAGATTTTTCAGCTGTGTCTTCCGGATCGATCTTATTACTTGAGTTATTGTTTACAAAAATGACAGGAATATTACCAAAGTATCTTCCTGCTATCTTTCCGTATTCGGCTTCTATTTTTTTCATTTCTGACGGAAATTCTTTTCTTATAGCATTTAACTGTGATGTATTAACTTCCGCCTGTCCTTTACCTTTAGTTTGAAAGCCTAATCTTTCTTTCATATCCACGAGTTCGGTAACTAATTTTCCTACTGGAGCAGTACCACCAAGCTTAAAACCTGATAAAGTTCTTTCGTTCTTAGAATAAAGAGCAGCTTTTACTTCGTATTTTTTACCAGCGACTAACAAGTCAACTCCAGCAGAAGTACCTCCACCAAGTTGAGCGTCATCGAGTAAGAAATACAACGTAGCTTCTCCTGGGCCTACACCTTTTAGATTATAAAAATGCAGCTTGTTGTAGTTGACCATACTCTCGCTCTTGAGTTTTTGAATCAACTTATTAACTTGATTTAACTTTATGTCTCCTTTAAGAGTTTCATCTAAGTTAAATTTTGGAAAGAAGAAAGTTCTAAAAAGATATTGTATTTCTGCTTTATACTTTAAAGACTCAAAGTCAGATCCACGAAGATTAAATGACGTTACCTTTTGAGCTCTCTTCAGAAAGTCAGGGTTTAAATTAGCAATACTCACTTCGGCCATCTCCCTTATGAATGATTTGAATCTACGCATAGTTAGCTCCAATAGTTTATATTATACACTATTTATAACAGTTTGTACATAAAAAAAGCGCCCGAAGGCGCATTTAATCAAATAAAGATTTACTTAAAATTTGCTAAGGAACCTAGCGATATGATGTACCCATGGTAGTAGCATTACCGCCATGAATAAGTTTGCGCCACTATGTGCTAGTGCTATTCGTAGGGTATCGCCTTTTGGCATGCCGTCTGATACGAAGAAGCCTGCGAGCCATATTGTACCAGTAGTTCCTATATTTGCTCCAAGAACTGCTGCTATGGCGGCCGGTAGAGGAAGAGCTCCACTTGCAACGAGAGCTATAATTGCAGTGGTAGATAACGATGAAGATTGCCAGAGTAACGTCATAACAATTCCACCTATAAACATATAAATTGGATTACCTAAAAAAAAGTTTAAGTGTTCTAAGTTTCCCATGGATTTCATTCCACCTGAAAACATTTTGAGTCCTATGTAGAATACAACCAATCCTACGAGTGCCGTGATTACGGGATTACCTAGTTCCATTTTGCTTACCTTTTTAATTAA